GCACCTCCGGGGAGTATGCCAGGTCTAACATACTTTGGCCCATTGTCAAACGCTCGTCGACAATCTATACGACAAACAAAATCCTGACAGGGCATCTTATCTCCTTTAGTTTTCACAGCTAACATCTGTTGCTTAGATGTGAAAGGTGGGTCCGCAGCATCATAATCAAAGGCGAGAATTGCTTTACCAACTGTACCAGCCGTAGCAAACTCTGAAACCTCATGCTTATAGTAGAACTCCAACATTGTGAATATATACTTTTCATAATTAGGGGCTATCTTCGACAGCCAGGGAAAGGTACCAACCTGACCAGGATTTACCGCAAATATTTGCGCACTAGCCGTTGATCCATTACCAAAAGTGGTTGAACCAATAAGGTCGGTTATCTCTTCATCCTCACAAAAAGTGTTCTTACCATTCGAACGACGTCCGTCTGGAATATTTCTACGTGAACTAACACCAGTAGTATCTCCAACACGGACCCCACCACCACGGGCTCTACGCCTCCGTGGTACTCTGCGACGCTGATTACGTTGCGCAGGGCCGATAAACCCCCGTGCTAAACGGGGCATTCGGACTTTCTTCAAACCTCCTCCTCTTCTATTTTTGCGTTTACGCTGCGGTAACGCTATGACATTCATTATGTCCAACAAAGAATTCTTATCCCGGGGTAATACACATAAGCACTGCTTAACCATTGGCCGGGAATCTCCTAAAAATAGGTTACGAAGTTCCATTTCTGTTGGTATTTGGCACATAGCCTGACGCCATTCCTCTGAATCGCGCAAAACCACACCAAACTCTTCAACAAGCCATGAAATAAGCTCTTTGAGATAACCCTTAAGTTGACTATCTGACCAACCCACCCTGAGCAAAGCACATGCTCGAATAAGGGTGTAAGAAGGGTCCTCAGGAAACCGTGAGTAAAGGAGTGATGTCAATATTTTCTCGCGACTATACAGGGGGACAGCAATACCATCCACAAAAACTGTAAACGCGGATAAGAAATCCAACTCCTCTACTGGACGTGGCACCAAACTATCGGTTGTTGTAGTAATACCGATTTTGGCCCACACCGCTATCAAGCGCTCAGCATTGAAATGCGGCAAAGCTAAATGTGAAACGGACCAGGTATTATCATCACCACAAAGCGCCAACGACGTCTCCATCATAAAACACTCATAAGAAAGCAACTCCTCTGGCACACACATTATCCACCCATATGCCAACAGCATGAATAATATCAACGTGTTGTCTGTAATGGTGTTAACGGAACCAGACGGATTTCCTCCAATCTTCCGCACAAATACACCATCAGACGTGAGGACCACCGTATTTATAAGGTTAGAATAATAATTCAACAACCTCTCCTTATTCTCAGGAGTCTGATCCTCAACTCTTAACATATTCCATCTAAACTGACCACAACCCCACATCAAAAAGGCTCGCAAAGAAGAGTCATACTGACTTTCATCCAGTGCAAATCCATTTGGGTGCTTTCGTAATTTACGATAAAGCAAATCCCAACCGCCTTTAAAGGGTGTGAAACCAACCACACTAGCCGTTTGGAGGTGAGAGGCATAGAACTTTTGATTCATATCCTCAAACAAACGATTACCATGAATCGTCATCTCCACGGGACCAGCAGTGAAGGTGCGCATACTATTCGCATCTATCTTCACCCTGGGTCGAATTTCCTCTTTTAAGGAATTTCCAAACACGGCTACGTACTTCCGATCACGTAGACGCTCCCAATCATCCGCCATGTACTAGGAATAACCCTCCCAGTTATCAAACATGGCCCGTTTCTTGGCATATTTCCTTGTCCAGGGAAAGCCAGGAGAAGTTGACAAATCTAAATTCGTCACCACTTCCTCCTGAGTTTTTACCCTAGAGTTTTGCATATAAGGGCCAAAATGTCGCTCACACCATTGCATAGCAACATTTAAGGCTTCTGTTTGCTGAGTATCCAAGGCAGGAATATCCTTAGCATACTTAGCCAGCGAAATATAGGCGGCTTCCACATTAGGTACAGGGAGGCCCCACGCTGAACGATCAACTGACTTATCAGAATCATTCTCAAAGCGGGCGATGTTAATATCCAAGCTTCGTCGGTTTTTGCCTGTAAATTTTTTCGACACCGAACCCAAGCAAGGAAAATAATCATCACTCAAATATTTCTCATGGAGAACTGTTGGACGCACAGTATTCCAGAAACCTTCTCCAAAAGTTCCAGGATACTTCCCCCACCATTCCTCTCCGGCTTCTAAAAGCTCGGAGGGAAGTGGGGGAGCTACTGAAAAAGCATGCTATCCAACTGGGCCGAGTTG